AATATAGTCAGGCCAGGCGATTGTATCTTCTGATTCCTTGCCATCCTCAAACTGAGTACCCCCATAAATATAAATGAATGCCGTGCTGCCGGGTTTCAGGACCCGGTTAACTTCGCTCAGGGATTTGGCAAGATTGGTAGAGTGCAGCACCGAGAGACTGAATACTCCATCGAAATCACCATCCGCATACGGTAGCTTCTCGGCATTGGCCACCTTGAAAGCGATATCCATATCGGCCTTCTTGGCATTCGCCTTTGCGAGCTCGATCGCTTTAGGCACTATGTCGATTGAAGTCACGGCATAGCCGGACTTCGCGAAGAGTATCGAGTCCCGGCCATTACCGCAGCCTATCTCCAGGACCCGGGTGGCTTTGTGAGCCTTCAAATCCTTCAGGAAGTCTTTAGCGAATAATGATGGTGCATTATCCTCGGCCCAATGAGGAACTTCCCCCTGGTATTCATCCTTCCAGTCCGCTGGCGTCATTTTCTCTTGCAATAGGTAGGGACGAATAACCTCTCGGAATTGCCTCAGTGCCTTAGCCAGGGCGGCGTTAGGATTGCCCTCTATTACATCCTTTAGTTGATCCAATACCTCGTTGGGATTCTGGACTCCGAGGATCATCAGGGCTCGCTGTTGGACGTCCGTAGAGTCGGCGAACTGAGGGAATATTTGGCAGAGTACGCTCATGGATTGAGCCATAGCCGCTACCATTTCCTCAGAGATAACCGGGAAGTCCATATCGACATATTGATTTTCCTCATTAACGTTGTTATGAGTCAGAATCAGTTGAAAGATATCTTTGTATGCGCCCTGCCAGATGGCTTGATATGACTCGCACATCTTTTGAACAGGTAACTCAACCGTCTTGGCGGTTGCCAGGTTACCTATGGAGATATCGCCAAAGTATTGCTCTGGCCAGCCTGTCCCGGCTGATATCTGAAGTTTGAGCTGCCTACCATCCTGGTAAGCGGCAGATGCGCCCGACTCGGTTTTAATCGGTTGCATATTAACGGCCTCATTCTCCACTAGCGTAGAAGCAGCTTTAACTTCTTCCTCATGGAACTTAGCCTTTACTGTATCAACGGCTGCTTGCCCACCTTTGGTCTTAGCCTTCCATGCGAACCTTGCTAATGCAAGCATAACGGCCACCCTGGAAGCGAGGAATTTGCGGTATAGCTTAACCCACTCGATAACCGGGAGGAGATAAGAGTTGCCGCGCTGCCCTATATCGTTAATAGACAGATGATAAATAAGTCCATCATCAGTCTTTTGCTTACTGGCACCTGCAGCATCTTTGCAGGCCTCATCCTTCAGATTAGCAAAAGAACGATAATAACTTGTGTGCACTCCTCCCTGTACGTCCGCCCAATCCCGCTTATAATACCGCACGTTCTCGATATCATCCGGGTCTGTAATGATCTCGGTTATCTCCAACGGATCAATTCGCCTTATCGTAGCTGCGCCTTTCACGCCTAGAAATACGGCAAGGAATATCTCGCCGTCCACTAAAAGTTTGCTCGATGATTTACGCTGACCTTTGGGGGATAACAGAGGTTTGTTCTCCGGCGCCTTCCAGAAGGTTTCTAGTAACTTCTTGGCCGGCTCATCCTTCATACTCCACGTTATCCCCGAGCCAAAGGAATAGTCGGTCATCAGCGCCACGGCCCGTTTGGCCAGGGGGTCTTTCAATGAATAGACTCTGGCCTCTTTAACCGTGGTGATACGCTCGGCCGATGGTATGACATTGGCCGTCATTGATGATAGGTTGATCCAACCCGTATCTTCGAGTGCCAGGGCATCCTCTACCTGCTGTGTGGCTTCTCTGAGTATTTCGTCGAATTCTTCTAATATCGGCATTTTGCTCCTTAGTGTGAAGGTGCTGCCCTCCGTTCACTCAACACCTGCGATTTACTTACCCGCGACTTAATGCGCTTCTTTGCCTTCCACCGTGGGGTGAATAATACGTCCCAGCAGAAATGAAGCCGCGTTGTCCATGGCCATTGTCTTATTGCCTGGAAGTATTCTATCCAGTTGTGCTTAGTGTTCTTCCTGATCTTCTTTGCTATCCTAGCGTTCATGCTCTCCTTTATATTTTATTCAGGCCGAAGTTTGCCATGGCGTCGTAGATGATGATTTCTTCCTGCGGTTCTGGCTCCTGCAGAAATAGCTCGGTTATCGCCCAAACAAGAGCGTCGAGCCTGTCGGGTGATTTCCCGCTCTCCGGAGTCCAGGTTACTAACTGTTCCTCCAGCTCGGGCATGGCTTCAATGTGATCAATCTTCCCCTGCTCATATAAGGCTGCCACAGGCTGCGCCCGGGCTTGCTTGCCCCTCGACGCGTGTACTGCCTTATATGGTATGAGCGGCCGCACGGTTCTAATGGTCAGTCCCACCATCTCGCCGCCGTTATTGACTTCGCCGATTACCTTGTCTGCTTTGAGGTCGTCATAGGCCTGTACGGCTCGCCGTGCCCAGCCATCCGGTGATATCCTGGCGGATCTGTCGGCCAGCACATAACCACGCCCGTCGATTCCTTTACCAGCAGCGATAATACCCGTCTCGTCTGCTCCCTCAGAACTCGTAGTAGCAGGATCAATCGCAACCACTACTCTAACCAAGTCGGGAGCTGGCCTGTACGAAATGTTCCTTCGACTCCATAAAGCACCAGGTACATCTTCAAGAAGTTCCGCATTTATCTCCTGGCGACCCAATCTTGTATTTTCGTATTTCGAGATAATTTGCCTGAAGAATGAAGGGGGTAAATTAGCCCTGTTCTCATAAGTTGTGCCAGTGGTTATCACTGTATCGGGAGATTCCATAATGCTCTTGATCACAGCTAATGGAAGCGGTGTCGTAGTAACCACGCACCGGGGATGCTCACCCAATCTAAGGCCGAACATCATATTGTCCCAAGTTGCTTTAGGATAATACCATGTTCTGATTTCATCGCCCCATGTTAAATCATATTGTGGACCGCGAAGCTGATCAGGTTCTTTACTGGAAAATACAAGAGCTGTTGCTCCATTTTTCCACGTAATCCGTCTTTTTGACGGTTCATATAGTGGTTTATCCCACGGAGGGCTCTTCCCTGATTTCTTTCAGAACGAATTCGGCCGCGGCACGGGTTTTACCCGTTCCCCTACCAGCCAGAAATAACCATACCAACCAATCGCCTGAAGGCGGAAGTTGATTAGGTCGTGCCCAAAATCCCCAATCGTAAAGTAAAGCTAATGCCTCATCATCCGTCAGGGAGTCGAGTGCTTTCTTCCGTTCGGATTCTGGAAGCGATGCTATTGATAATGCTAGTGAGTTTGCCTTTTGCATCATATATCTCTATCTTTCTGTTGTCGTTGAACACAGGGGCATCAGAATAAATCTTATCCATCTTGTTAAGAAGGTCAATCGCCTTCATGGGATCATGGAGTTTGACAGAAGTATAGACAGTGGGCTTTGAGCCATTATCGTCATACTCAGTTCGAGAGCGTATCTCTTGAATAGCTCCGCCTTGCGGGGTTTCCTCCCCGATGTTCACCCATGATCCGTCCTGCCCTAGTTCCATAAAGTCAGTCAGCCGCGCCCGGGCTATCTCAGTTAATCTTTGTTGGCGTTCGCGAACATCCATCACAGAGGCATCTTCAACCTTTTGCCTAAGCTCTTTGAGGCGTGCCTGAATCGTAGGTTTTTGTAAGTTTTCCCTACCTATTGCATCAGCAGTTTTGGGGGAATACTTTGCTAACCGTGCCGCTTCACTTGCGTTACCAAGTTCAAAGTATTTAACGCAGAATGTTTCCTGCTTCTGGGTAAGTCGTGTTCTCATGTTCTTCCTCTAAGGTTGTTGAGTCCTCTGTCCATGTGAAGTTGTCGTCAAATTCCATTTTTAATCTTCTCCCAGCACTCAGGATGCACGGGTTCTAATTTAATCTTGCCGTATCGGTCCCTGTGCCACCAGACGAACTTATCATACTGCCAAATCATTTCATTACAGTATGCACATTGCATCTGGACACCAGCCTGTCGGATTTTGCCTGTGCCTATCATGGTTCACCATGCTATCACCGCCATTATTCCTGCTGCCGTTCCTATTACCACGCCGGCGATAAATATGACACGGGCCATATATCCCATAACCCTGCCTGTCCGGTAATAGTGGCTCTCACCCTCTATTTGCTTTGCCAGGTCATCTGACATCTTGGGATATCGAGGTTCGCCAGGACACATGGTTTCACAAAAGCCAAAGACCAAAGCGTGCCATTCCTTGTAATCGCTGAGAAACTCTTTGAGGTTAATGCCTTTAAGCATTAGAGTAAAACGATCGCTCCTTGTAGTGAGTAGAATTTCTCAGGTCTTTTAGTCCAGACATAGAGATTATCTGATTGAGGCTCAAGCACCATGACTTTCCCATTCGGGAAGATAACCAGGTTATAACCATGCCCTGATTTATAGTCTATAACTACGGCCACCTGATTCAAGTGGAAATACATATCTACATGGGACTTGAAGGCAAAGGCGAAATTCTCGCAGTCAAACCTCTCCGCGACATACTTAATAGAATCCACCCAGTCCCAGGCTACGATATTTAGAAAGTTGGTTTGGTTCGTCAGGTAATAGTTGGCATCCAGACCAAGCCTTATAATACCCAAGCCCATACCATCAAGAACTTGCTGGACCCATAAGGTGTCCTTCTCTACAATATAGTCAATCTCCGGTGGGGTAGGACGAGGAACTAATAACTCAAGCTGCCTGATAGTATTCTCCGCCTTGATAAGCCTTGAGCCTACATCTTTCAGGTCACTACTGCACTCAGCGAAGTTTGTTGAGCATCGCTCATATTTAAGCTTATAGCCTGAAAGGTCTCCTAGAAAATCTTGCCAGTTAAACATTCTTACCTTTCAGTATGACCGCGACCTTATTCGCTAATGTTTCAAGATTGCTGGCATTGGTAGCTTTGATTTTTTGCACCGTCCTATCACCGAACCACCAAAGGATGCAACCGCTGGCTAATGCCAGGAACCACTCTGGCGCGGTGATCCCCTCAATGACAACCTGGGCAATGACGGCAGCGAAGATGACGCTGATTGCCGGTCTTGCTATTGCACGGATGATTTCTGCGATTTGATTAGTTTCCATTATCCTCCTTCATAACTCTGCATAGCCAACGGGGTTTTCCACTTTTGGCTCTAGCTTCTCTCCGTAGAACCGCCCGCCAGCACACATATTCTTTTCCGTATCGGTCTGGCAGTTCTCTATAAAGCAGTTATCACAGTATTTCTCTCCGCAATCGCAGTAATTTCCGCACTTAATACATCTACAAGCCATTTATTCTCCTATCCGTGAACCCTCACAACATCCGTTGTGGGA